CATAAGTTTGTAAATAGAAATGCAGTTATAATTGCATTACCTATTGTTAATGAAAATGAATATTTACAAATAGGAGATGAGTTAATAATACATCATAATGTGTTTAGAAGATATTATGATGTTAGAGGTAAAGAAAAAAATAGTAAAAGCTTTTTTGAAGAAGATAAATATTTTTGTTACCATGACCAAATATTTCTTTATAAAAGAAACAATAAATGGTATACTCCTCCTGGTTTTTGTTTTGTAAAACCAATTCATAATTTAAATTCTTTACATATAGATAAAGAAGAGCCATTAACGGGTGTTTTAAAGCACATAGGAAGCGATTTAAAAGCTTTTGGTTTATCTAATAATGATTTAATAGGTTTTACTCCTAATAGTGAATATGAATTTGTTATAGATAACGAAAGATTATACAGAGTGCCTCTAAATTCAATTTCAATTAAATATGACAGAAAAGGAACTGAAGTCGAATATAATACAAGCTGGGTATAAAGCTGTTCATGAGCTTATACGTGTGGCTGAAGAAGAAATAATTGTTGAAGGTGGTGAAGATGAACTTGCTGCTGATAGATTAAAAAATGCTGCAGCAACAAAAAAGCTTGCAATATTCGATGCTTTTGAAATACTATCTCGTATAGAAACAGAAAAAAATATTATGGAAGATAAACCCGTTGAAAACAAAAATAGCTTTTCAGGGTTTGCTGAAAAAAGATCTAGATAATGTACGAGCAAACTTTAATAAAAACTATATATCCTATTAAAGAAAAAATTATTAAAAAAAATAATAGATACAAGAAATGGGAATATGGTTATAACAAAGAATTTGACGTAGTAATTATAAGTAAAGATGGTACTATAGGAGATATTATTGAAATACAAAACTTAGCAATTGCTTTACCATCAAAACCAAAAAGTATTGAAAATAATAATGATTGTTGGGTTCCTCATGAATACCCAAAAGAATTAAATAGAATAAATACTATATTTGATTGGGAATCATATCCTGAATCATTTAAAAATAAATGGTATGCATATATTGATAGGGAGTTTGTTAAAAGAGAACAAGGGCACTGGTTTAAAAATAAAAATGTTGACACTTATATTACTGGCTCTCATTATATGTACTTGCAACACTCCAAGATTGATGTTGGGAAGCCAGACTACAGAGAAGCTAATAGAATTTTCTATATCTTCTGGGAAGCTTGTAAAGCCGACGTTAGATGTTATGGAATGTGCTATCTTAAAAACAGAAGGTCAGGCTTCTCTTTTATGTCTTCATCAGAGGCCGTTGCTCAGGCAACAATTACTTCAGACGCACGTTTCGGGATATTGTCCAAATCTGGAGCTGATGCTAAAAAAATGTTTACAGACAAAGTCGTACCAATATCCGTCAACTATCCATTCTTTTTCAAACCAATACAGGATGGAATGGACAGACCCAAAACAGAATTGGCATACAGAGTTCCAGCTTCTAAGCTTACCCGTAAGTCAATTACAAACACAGAAGAAAGACAGATATTAGAAGGATTAGATACGACAATAGATTGGAAAAATACAGGAGATAATAGTTATGACGGAGAAAAGTTAAAACTATTAATTCATGATGAATCTGGAAAATGGGAAAGACCAGATAATATATTAAATAACTGGCGCGTAACAAAAACCACATTAAGACTAGGAAGCAGAATCATAGGTAAATGTATGATGGGTTCAACATCAAATGCTTTAGATAAAGGTGGTGATAATTTTAAAAAACTATATTATGGTTCAGACGTTACTGCACGAAATAAAAATGGCCAGACTAGCTCAGGATTATATTCTTTGTTCATTCCTATGGAATGGAACTACGAAGGATACATTGATTCTTATGGACACCCTGTCTTTAATACGCCAGAAATACCCAGAACTGACAGAGATGGATATAACATTGAGACAGGAGTCATTGAATTCTGGGAAAATGAAGTGGAAGGACTTAAGCATGACAGTGACGGACTAAATGAATATTATAGGCAATTTCCTAGAACAGAAGAGCATGCGTTTAGGGATGAAGCTAAAAATAGCATCTTTAATCTTTCAAAAATTTATGAGCAAATAGATTTTAATGAAGATGTAATCCGTACAGGCGCTGTAACTAAAGGATCTTTTATTTGGGAGAACGGTATTAAAGATACTAAAGTTATTTTTTCACCAAATAATAGTGGAAGATTTTTAATTAGTTGGGTACCATCTAAAGATTTACAAAATAACGTGATAGTAAAAAATGGATCTAAACATCCAGGTAACGAACATATTGGGTGTTTTGGTTGTGACTCATATGATATATCAGGAACAACAGATGGTATAGGTTCTAAAGGGGCTTTACACGGATTAACAAAATTTAGTATGGAGGACGCCCCTCTTAATACGTTTTTTTTAGAATATATTGCAAGACCTCAAACCGCTGAAATGTTTTTTGAGGATGTTTTAATGGCTTGTGTATTTTATGGAATGCCAATACTTGCAGAAAATAATAAACCTAGATTGTTATATCATTTTAGAAGAAGAGGATACAGAGGATTTTCTATGAATAGACCTGATAAAATTTGGAATAAATTATCAGTAACAGAAAAAGAAATAGGAGGTATACCTAATTCATCTGAAGATATAAAACAAGCGCATGCCGCAGCAATTGAAACATATATTAATAAGTATGTTGGAATTACTGAAAACGGTGGAGGTAATATTTATTTTAATAAAACACTTAATGATTGGGCAAAGTTTGATATTAATAAACGAACAAAGTATGACGCCACTATTTCAAGTGGGCTAGCTATTATGGGTTGTAATAGGCATTTATATCATCCGAAGCCAAATCATGAGAAACAAGCATTAAACATAAGCATAAAAAGATTTAATAATAAAGGAATGCATTCGCAAATAATTAAATAGCATGGCGGAAACAATATTAAAAAGTTCATTTCCAAGTCAAATAGCAAGTGACTCAGAAAAAGCTAGTTCAGAATATGGACTGCAAATAGCTCGTGCAATTGAACACGAGTGGTTTAAAAGAGATTCGGGATCTACTAGATTTTTTTCTAATAGAGATGAATTTCATAGATTAAGGTTATATGCTAGAGGTGAACAATCAATAAAAAAATATAAAGATGAGTTATCTATAAATGGTGATTTATCATATCTTAATTTAGACTGGAAGCCTGTGCCTATTATACCAAAGTTTGTTGATATAGTAGTTAATGGAATGTCAGATAGACTTTATGATGTAAAAGCTTTTTCTCAAGATCCAGCATCAATGAAGCAACGTACCGATTATGTTGAGTCTGTATTAATGGATATGCAAACAAAAGAAATATCGGATCAAATTCAAAGTCAGCTGGGAATAAATGTGTATAGCAACGATATTGAAACGCTTCCAGAAAACGAAGAAGAGCTGGCTTTACACATGCAACTCGAATATAAGCAAGCTATAGAAATTGCTGAAGAGCAAGCTATTAATACAGTATTAAATACTAATAATTATGAATTAACACAAAGAAGAGTTAATTATGATTTAGCTGTTATAGGTATAGGGTGTGTTAAAAATGAATTTAATAATTCAGAAGGAATAAAAATAAAATATGTAGATCCTGCAGATATTGTTTATTCTTATACTCATTCACCTTATTTTGATGACATATATTACATAGGAGAGGTAAGATCAGTAACTATTAATGAATTAAAACAACAATTTCCTAATTTAGATGATTCTGATTTAAAAGAAATAGCTAATCAAGGTACACAAACAGCAGCATCTCATAATAGATATATTAATGAGGACAGTGTTTTAGATGCTAATACAATACAGGTTTTATATTTTAATTATAAAACTTACAATAACGAAGTATTTAAACTAAAGAAAACAGCTACAGGAGCTGATAAAGCTATTGAAAAAAATGATCAGTTTAATCCACCTAAGGATAATAGATCTTTATTTACAAAGCAATCAAGATCAATTGAAGTTGTATATGACGGAGCTTTTGTTTTAGGAACAAGAAAATTATTAAAATGGGAACTATCAAAAAATATGATTAGGCCCAAAAGTGATACTACAAAAGTAATGATGAATTATAATGTAGTTGCTCCTCGTATATATAAAGGAAGAATTGAATCATTAGTTAGTAGAATAACTGCATTTGCAGATACTATTCAATTAACACATTTAAAACTACAACAGGTTATGTCAAGAATGATACCTGATGGAGTTTATTTAGATGCAGATGGATTAGCTGAAATTGATTTGGGCAATGGCACGAATTATAATCCTCAAGAAGCATTGAATATGTTTTTTCAAACAGGTTCAGTTATTGGTAGATCAATGACAACTGATGGAGATATGAATGCGGGTAGAGTTCCTATTCAAGAGTTAACTTCTAATGGCGGTAACAATAAAATATCATCATTAATTAATACGTATAATTACTATTTACAAATGATACGTGACGTTACCGGGTTAAATGAAGCAAGAGATGGTTCAATGCCTGATAAGAATGCTTTAGTTGGTGTTCAAAAATTAGCAGCAGCAAACTCTAATACCGCTACAAGACATATACTGCAATCAAGCTTATATCTTACGGCAAAAACAGCTGAAGCTATTAGTTTAAGAGTTTCTGATATATTAGAATTTTCACCAACAAGAGATTCTTTTATATCCAGTATAGGAAGATTTAATGTAGCAACATTAGATGATATTAAGAATATGCATCTTCATGACTTTGGTATATTTATAGAATTAACTCCAGATGAAGAAGAAAAACAGTTATTAGAAAATAACATACAGCAGGCTCTTGCTAAAGATCAAATATATTTAGAGGACGCTATTGATATTAGAGAAATAAAAAATATAAAATTAGCTAATCAATTATTAAAATTAAGAAGACGTAAAAAATTACAGCAAGATCAAGAAAGAGCACAAGCAAATATTCAAGCACAAGCTAATGCAAATACTCAATCAACACAAGCCGCTGCGCAAATGGAAATGCAAAAAAATCAAGCTATCTCACAACAAAAAGCTGAGTTAGCAGAAATTGAAGCTAATCTTGAAATGCGAAAATTACAGCAAGAAAAAGAACTTAAGAAAGAACTTATGAAATATGAGTTTGATTTAAGTATGGCAATAAAAAATAAAGATAGCGAAATGCTAACTGATAAAGAAAAATATAAAGAGGATCGTAAAGACGAAAGAACTAGAATACAAGCCTCACAACAATCTAAACTTATAGAACAACGTAAGGATAGAAAAGGAGAGCAAGCATTTGAATCTGCCGGTAATGATACCATGGGTAGCGGATTTAACTTAGAAATGTTTGAGCCAAGATAAAAACCCTATTTATTAATTTTATAATATTTTATTATGTCAGAAGAAACAACACCGGTTGAAGAAGCTGTGCAAGAGACAGTTGAACAACAAGCAGAAGAAAAAAGTAAAGCTGCTGAAGAATCTAAAACACCTGATAATGTATCAGTTGCCGAAGATGGAACTATTAAAATAGATTTACGTAATACAAACCAAGAAACAGATGCCGTTCAAAAGCAAAGCACAGATGAGATTTCTGTACGCGACGGATCCGAAACTAGCGGAGAGGTACAAGAACAAAACATCGAAAAAACAGATGAAAAACCTGCCGGAGAAAGTCAGCCCGATAACAATGAAGATGCGGTGCTCGAACGCTTACCGGATGAAGAAGAGATAAAAGAAGAAAAAAGCTTAGCAGATAAAATAAAAGATATACCTAATAAGCTTAAAGAAGATGTAGAAGATGTAAATAATAATCAAGAAGCCAAGCAGTTACCAGAAAATGTTGAAAAATTAGTTCAATTTATGGAAGAAACTGGTGGTTCAGTGCAAGATTATGTAAATCTTAATAAAAATTATGATGATATAGAAGACATGCAACTATTGCGTGAATACTATCATCAAACAAAACCTCATTTAGCTTCTGATGAAGTTGACTTTTTAATTGAAGACAACTTTTCATATGATGAAGAAGTTGATGAAGAAAAAGATATAAAGCGAAAAAAATTAATGTTTAAAGAGGCTATTGCAGATGCAAAGTCTAATCTTTCAAATCTGAAGAATAAATATTACGAAGAACTTAAGTTAGGTTCTAAGTTAACATCAGATCAAAAAGAAGCGGTAGATTTCTTTAATAATTATAAATCTGAACAAGAATCAACGCAACAATTGCTTGAAAAACAAAGAAACATTTTTTCTGAAAAAACAAATCAATTATTTTCTAATGAATTCAAAGGTTTTGAATATAAAGTTGGAGATAATAGGTATAGATTCAATGTAAAAGATGTTGATAGCGTTAAATCCCAGCAGTCAGACATAAATAAGTTTGTCAGCAAGTTTGTTGATAATAATAACGAATTAAATGATGCAAGAGGATACCATAAAGCTTTGTTTACAGCAATGAACGCAGATGCTATAGCTAATCATTTTTATGAGCAAGGTAAAGCAGACGCGATTAAGAATTCTATGGCCAAATCTAAAAACATAGATATGGAAGGTAGAAAAACTCATGAAGCTGTAACAACAGATTCTGGTATAAAAATAAGAGCAATAAGCGGAGATGATAGTTCAAAACTAAGAGTAAAAATTAAAAATTAATATTTAAACAAACTTAAAATGGGATTATTTTCTACAGGTGGATCGTTTCCAGCAGGATTAACGCCTTCACCTACTAAAACACTTTTTTCAGGTAATTACCTGACATTTGATTCTGTCTCTGGAGGCGGAACATTTGCACAACAATTCCTACCAGATGTTTATGAAAAAGAAGTTGAAAGATATGGTAACAGATCTGTATCTTCTTTTCTAAGAATGGTAGGGGCTGAGATTCCTTCTGCTTCAGATCAAATTATTTGGTCAGAGCAAGGAAGATTACATATTGCGTACGATAGCGCATCTGCTGATACTGCAACTGGTATTATTACTCAAGCTGACCATGCCGTAAGAATTGGACAGACCGTAGCAATTGCTGAAGGGCTTGTTACTGTAAAAGGAGTTGTTACTGCTGCAGACGCTACTACATTTACAGTTGCTGCTTATGGTGGTGCTGATCTTGATGCTGCAGGGCTTTCAACCGGAGGTGCTGTATCTGTAAAGGTATTTGTATATGGTTCTGAATTTGGCAAAGGTACTGCAGGAATGCAAGGATCTGTTGATGCTGGTTTCCAGCAGTTCAGTAACTCTCCTATTATCATTAAAGATAAATATGAGATTTCTGGATCTGACGCTGCACAAATTGGATGGGTTGAAGTAACTACTGAAAATGGAGCATCTGGATACCTATGGTATTTAAAATCTGAGCATGAAACAAGACTACGTTTTGAAGATTACTTAGAAATGTCAATGGTAGAAGGTGAATTAGCTGCTGCAGGTTCTGCTGCTGCTACTGCTACATATAAAGGTACTGAAGGTTTATTTGCTGCTGTTGAAAGCAGAGGTAATATCTATCAGAACTTTAATTCAGGTGAAGCTACATTAGCTAACGCAGGCGCTGATAGAACTGCGCTACAAGATTTTGATGAAATACTTAAAAATCTTGATAAGCAAGGTGCTATTGAAGAAAACATGCTTTTCTTAAACAGAGCAACTGCACTTGCATTTGATGATATGTTAGGAGCTGTAAATGCTCATTATAACGGAGGTACTTCTTACGGAGTATTTAATAATAGTGAGGATATGGCACTTAATTTAGGATTCAGCGGATTTAGAAGAGGTTCTTATGACTTTTATAAAACTGACTGGAAATATCTAAATGA